ATCTGAGTTCCAAGAACCTCAGGGACTGATGTGATTGCACTACCTGCAGCAGCATCTGATAATAAATTCTTTCCTGTTAGTACGTATGATATCTTATCTTCCTGAAGTGTAAGGATGTCTGTCTCCCTTCCTGATATTATCTGTATAGGACCAAATGACTCCTCAAGATTTTTAAAGTTAAGGATACCTAAGTTAAACTCATTTAGCTTATTAACATTTGTCTCTGTGTTAAACACACCACTATATGTGAGGGCTGCAAATCTATCAGACTCTTGATAGTCCTCTGCCGATGTACTAAAAATCCTCTCTCCTAAGTTAAACTCCTTACCTTTTATAGAGTCTAATATCTTGTAGCTTTCTACTCCATTACCAAAAGAATAGCAGTTTCCAAATGTAGTATTAACAGTAGCAGGAGTAGTTGATGTTTGATATACACCATCAGACCCTTGATGAAATCCTGTTGCTTGGTCTATAGCATAAGATTCTGAGCCCTCATACCATACATCAGCTAAGGAATCGCTTGGCTCCGTCTCAAATACAAGTAGATTCTCTGACCTAAACACCTGCCATTCACAAAATATAGAAGAGCGTTTATTTTTACTTCCCCCACACGATTGAGGTCCCTGCATTATAAATCTAATCTCATTACTCGGACCGGGAGCTTGATACCATCTATAATAATTTATACCTATGTCAAAAGGTATTCCATATGAAGGACTAGTTGGAGAGGGCCCTGTAGTATTTGTAGGGGTTAGATAGGTATTAGTAATAGCACTACCGTCACCTGTAAATGCTTCACCCGTACCTAAAGTGCTATCAATATTATCTCCATTAAACCACTCAATTATATTATCATAGTTCGCACTAGAAAAAAATGTCCTACTATAATCATACGTTCTTCTCTCACAATTATTAGTACCATCTCCTGTACCAAGTCTTTCAAATCTAAATTTTAAAACAATTCTACTTCGCTCAGGTATAGTAGGAGGAACATATACGCCTCCTCCTGTATCAGGACCGCTTAATCCTGTATAAGCCAACTGAGGTGTTTGACCGCTATTAATATTATTTGACACACTTTGTTGTCCCGGACTAATAAGTGCATCTTCCGCCATAGTTAGATTAATACTATTACTCGCTACCCTAATATACGTACCTGATGGAAGTGGTATATTACCTGAAGAGTCTGCAGGAGGAGGGTCTAAAAAGTCTGCTGTCTGTGCCTTTTTTTCTAAAACGACTATCTGAACACAGTTTCCAACCACTCCTGAAGCATCTCTTTTAACATTTAATATTGAGCCCTCTTCTACTTTAGATGCATTCTCTCCTTCAAGCAATATGTATGTATCACCCGTGCTTGGGTCTTGCACATAAAAATTTGAATAGATAGTGTTGTATCCCTCTCTATCTGCTTTAATGCAGAATTTATATCGTGTAGCAAAAGAAGGTGCAAGCTGTGCAGGAGGTATGTTAACTTGAATACTATTTTTAAATAATGAATTAGAGCAGGGCACATTAACTGAGTTATTGGTGCTAACCAATGCTGTAGTTGCTCTGTTAAACTCATCTGTATATATAAGACCCACCTCATAATTTCTATTACTATGAAGACTCATAGGGGTTTTAGTAGAACTAAATCTATTGTTAGGAGAACTAACACTAAAGTATTCATATGTATCAGCAGTTGGGCCCGCTACATTATTAACTCTTCGCATTGCAGGTACCTGAATATTAATTATATCACTACCCACCGCACCCGCAACTAAAACACTACCGATACCTTGGTTTGGTGCGGCAGGTATGTTGGCAAATCCCCCTTCAAATTTAGTCCTCTCAGTAAGAAGGCCTGCATCTAAAATATTCTGAACGGCACAATTAAATATATCTGTCAATGTAAATCCATCACATGATGTAGGATTAGCAGCATCATATACAGGCTTTATGGTTCCTCCCGGTAATGATGTTCCGAGCTTATTTAAAAAATCCGTGTTGGTTGCCAACTTGTGTGCAGCGGTAGATACACCATCTGTTAAAAAGGTTTCAACTAGGGTGTATTCAAATACCACATCTGTAGGTCCTTGTTGTTGGGTCATTCCCGGATTACTTGAAAATGCACCATGAGCAAATGTAAACTCAAGAGATATAACTGAGCCAACTTTTAATTCTAAGCCTGACAAATCAATACTAAAAATAGAATCATTTACAAGAATACCTCCCGCACCTAATGTAGGGTCTGCAGTGTAAAAGCCCTGAGAGAGCGGAGTGGACGCATTAATGTTTGCAGTTGATATTTCTTCTGTCACCAATGAAGCTGTATAATCTAGGTTTAACGAGTTATTATTTTTATCCTTTAAATTATAGCCCTCCACATAGTTTCCATAAACCAATCTATTACCCATTATGGTTTGTGCCTGAGCAAACCTAGGCACATTGTCATATAATCTTAGTAATTCAGAATCGGGTAAAACTGTAAATATTTTATAATTTGAAAAATCATAAGTATAAGATGTGTTATCGGCAATACCATCTGCTGCTTTATCAAACTTTTCTATTACTTTTACAACATTGCTAGTTGACTCCTTGTACAACAAGTCAAAACCTTTAACGAGTGGACCGCCTGTGTTTAAAGTTATTTTTACATTATTGTCATTATTTTGCATTCCTTCATTTAAGAAAGTGCTAATAGTAACATTAAAAAAGTCAGGCTCAAATGCAGGATTTGAAAACTGAGATGTAGCTGAATACTGATTGTTCTCATACCTATATCTATAAGCAAAACAAACAAACCTATCCTTTATAAAATCTTCATTCCCCGGAATAGTTTGCGTCTGTATGGTTGGAGCTGTAGCAGGCGGCTTCTTTATTACAAGCAATTCTTCTGCAGTGAATTGGTCTGCCCCTCCTGATGGCTCGGCATAGTTCTTATTGATATCAATAAACCTAGGGGCGTTATAGTCATCAGTAAAGAATAAGAAGTCCTCTACCATATCTATACCTGTTATAAGGTATGTAGGGTTAAAGTTTAATACTGACGTACTTATAACATGATACGTTAGTATATCCTCCTTTACATTTAATGAGACTATCAAATCTAATGTAGCCCCTGCAGGATTAATACCTGTAAAGCTACGGTCATGAATAAACCAATATATAGTCTCACGAGTTCCGTCCTCAAAAGCACCAATACATCGAGCGTTACTGCTTAAAGGATTGCCGTCAAACTCAAGTGTTGTAAGCTGAGTGTTACCCTTTGAGTTCTCTACCGAGCCTATCTCTGACTGCTCAGTAGAACCAAGTCTTACGTTTAAGGCATCAATATATTCTCCATTGGGTACGAGTCTTTCATCGACACCCTTATTCATTTTGCCCGATATAAAATGTCGCTTTGTATTAGCCATCTATTTCATCCATTTATCACGCCCTCGAAGATTCATTAATAATCTTCCGGGGTGAATATTACTTATTCTGATTTTAGCATTGCGTAGCTCTGCACTTTTCTTCCTGCGAGCTCTAGCAATTACATACTCCTGTGTGTTGAGCTTTGAATTTAAAACCTCATACGTGATGTAAGAGTATATGTACTGCTCAAATAACTTGTTTACCTGAACCAATGTGTCTGCCCCATTCTCCATACCATCAGATACATACTCTAGTATGCACGACTCACCCGACATAGAGGAGTCAAAGTTTATTACGCCTGAGCGTTTATCTATCTTGAAGGTAGGGTTAGCATTAGCCGTCTCTGTATTAAGGCCATAGAACGCCCCTATGCCGTAGTCAAAGTACCAATACCCATCGTAGTTATAACCCTCAGCACCGTGAAAAGGACTAGCCTCGTTAAGGTATATGCTCTTCTGTGTGCCTGTAATCCTATCCATATCAAGGTTAGAGAACTCAGGCTTCAATACGTTTCCGTCTTGGTCAAATAATATCTTATAGTTATTGTCCTGTAGGTAAGCACTCGAGCTATTGATTTGAATATTCTCTGTCAAAGGCCGAATCAATCCATCCTTGTACAGTGATACCCTAACCCAATTGACATAGTCAGGTGGTAGAACAAACCTCAAGGCATCGTCTACATTTAGCTGTAGTACCTTAATCTCTTTGAACGCATCATAGTTTAACTCCTGAATCCCTCGCTTTGCGTGGAATAATATCTTGTATCTCTCCTCGTTATTAACTATCGAGTGGTTCCCTGAGTACATCAGCATATAGTTATTTACAATATCATATAGGCTGACATACTGATAGGAGCCCCAATTAGCATCCTCAGGATTCTTGCCATCATTCTCGTAGTATTGGTATTGTGATATATACGCCATTATCTTTCTTTTTGGTCATTCATTGTTTCCTCTCCTTTACCAAACTGCACTGCCTCAATCTCTCTTATAGACATTCCTGCATACTGAAGTATCTTATTGACTAGCTCTACTTGGTCATCGTTACTCAACTCAAAGTCTTGGAAGTCAGGCTGAGTAGAATCAAACATTGGCTCACCGTTTGTTAGTGTTACATACGTCCACTTAGGGTCCTTAGGATATCTTATGTACTGACAAAGTATTCCCTCTGTTAGTGTTGATGGGAATGCAGTTAGCAACGATGCCTCTTGCGTATACGCAGGAAACATTCTACTTGGTGCTGTCAGCATAGAGTTGTTAAGCATTGTAATCTTAGAATGTGTAACCTTCTCAAGCTCATTCTGCTTAGGTTTAAATATAACATATGCCGCACCAAGGTTTGCTACACCATTAAATATCCCTGTAGATAGGTCTAGTGTTGTGCCATTAACTACATTAGTTACGGTAGCGTGTGTTGGTGCTGCCGGTAAAAGATTAAAAACAATATCACCTGCCTGAACATCTATCGCTTTAAATGTCGCATTAACATCTATAAGCTGCGTTGCAGAGACGGTTGTTATTGTTCCTGTTGCAATCGTTGTCTCATAACCCAATACCTTATTAATAAGGTAGTAGTCATCACTCGTATATGCGGGTGCGGGTAAAAAGAATGTATTGTTACTATTATTTGTAAGGTATTTTGTCTCTGAAAAAATCTCAATCACTTCCTCATACCCCTTCTTAATATCAGCTAGTCCTGTACCTGACTGTCTAGCATTCTCTTTATTTATCTGATAGTTATACTGATAGAAGTAATCATCAAAGATATCTAGCTGAGCCTGCTTAGCAAACAGATTGAAGTCTGATGGGGATATGTAACCGTAGTTGTTTTTGTTTAAAACGGACAGTACCGTATTCCTTACTGAGTTAATCATCTTTATTGTTTACACAAAGATAATGAAAAAAAAAGAGGGCTCCTTAAAAGCCCTCTCCTGTTCGTGTCAATACTTATTTGTATTATGCGATAGCAATTCCTGTAATGGTTACTGCTCCACCTGCAGCTAGAGATAAACCTGAAAGGCTTACGTCATACTTTGGATTAGTCCAAGAAGTCTGAAGTGCTGCAATTACAGAGTCCTGAATACGGTCTCTTACAGTTACATTGTTAGCGGCCATAGTACCGTGGGTTAATGTAACAACATCCTGTGCTGCTGCATTTCCGTAAGTAATAGTAACCGTAGTGGTGCTCGCTTGCTCGATTAGAACAATACCATCAACAGCAACAAGCTGTGATGTTTCTCCTGTCGCTGTGATAGGAATAGATAAAAACTTTTGCATGATAAAAAAAATTAGCAAATTATGTGAGAATATTCTCAGCACAAAGATACATAAAAAAAGGGACCTGTTTAGGTCCCTTCTTGCTTAAATAAACATTCAAACATTCGTTATGAGGATTACAAATGTACAAATAATATGCCAAATAAAAAAATTATAATAGCTTCTCTAAAACCTTCAGTGCCTCTACACCCTCATCGCTCTTGAAATAAGTAGCGACAGTGAAGTGACCGTCCTCTCCGAAAGGAACTGTAAGTAGCTTCTTTTTATTTGTAGTGGTATTATACCATACCTCCTTCTGATTCTTTCTAAACTGAATGATTCCTTTATCAAACATCATCATCACCTTTGACTGTAGCTTCAGCTCAGGGTCTCTAACAACGTCTAAGAACTCTTCAGGATAGTTACGAGCGTACACAAGTATGTCTCGCTTCATCTCGGCTGTAGAAATCTTTGATACATCTACACCAAATAATACAGCAGAGATACTCTCAAGCTGCTCGATACTTAGCTGTCGTGCCTCAATCAATGCATCAACCTCTAGGTTCAAGAACTCTACATCTTCTGATGCATCCTTCTCATCGTTAATCTCTTCATACTTTAACCCATTCATTGGATGATAGTATAAGAACTTCTGAAGTACCTGATTATTTTTTGGCACGTAAAGCATACCATCCTCAAAGATTATAGGCTCAACAATTGCATTGCCGTCCTGCTCATCCTCAAATGGAGTCTTCTGATTTCGTGCGTATCTTAATGGTTTGTTTACCCCTGTCTCTTCATCAAACCATAGTAGTGGATATCGTTTAGTATTACGGGTTGGTAACATAAACGTAAGTGGGGAGTTTTGTTTTTTAAGCCTATAGGCTTTGTCTGTATATTTCTCTTTCTTTTGCATTAGATAAAATTTAATTTTTAAAAAATAGGGAGTGCCCTAAGACACTCCCTTGTATTGTAGTAACTACTCTTACTCTTGGAATAAGAAGAAGTTGTTCGCTCCTAGAGTACATACTGCTCTCTCAGAAAGGAAGTTTACTTCCATTGCATCTAAGTCAGAAGTACGAGCCCCTCCGGCTGAACCTGTAATCCAAGTCTTGTATCGTCTGTCTTCAGTCTCTGAAGCTCTGTAACGTACGTGAAGGAAAGGACGCTTAGCATTCTTACCCATGATTTGGTCATATACAGTAGTTGAACCTGCAGGTACTAATAGTCCGTTTACACGTCCTGAGTTAGCTCCTGTTGGAAGTCCACCTCTCATTGTTGGGTCGTTCAAGTATTTCCAATCAGACTTGTAGAAGTCATATCCTCTTCGGAATCCTGTGAATCCAAGGTTAAGTGCCATCTCTTCGTCATTGTCAAACAATCCGTAAGATGTACCACCTGCACCATAAGAGTTCTGAGCTGCTAACATATCATCAATGTCGAATCCAAACTGTCGGTCTAGGAAGATAACATTCTCCTCGATAGCACCTTGCTTGTCAAGACGTGAGATAACAGCATCGAAGTCTGCAAGTGCGACAGGGTTTCCACCGCCCCATACATTTCCTCGGTTCTCTACTACGTAGAAGATACCTTCAGAACCTTTGTTACCAAACGATGCGTTCATACCTGCTCCTGCTCCTGCGTTAGACGCTGCTGAACCTGCTGCTGCGGGAACTGCCTCAATCATTGCAGTCTCAAGATAGTCGTCAAAACGTAGACGAGTCTCGTGCTCAGACTTCAAATACCACAAGTATCCTGTAGCTCCGTTCTCTGTCTGTACTTCAATCCATCCAATCTGTGCCATGTCAGAACCTGATACCTCATACTTATCTTTTAAGATAATTGGAGAGTTATCGAAAATCATGTCGTCAGCCTCTAAGGAACCTGCCATTCCAACTGTTCCTTTTCTGAACTCAGAACCGTAGATGAATACTGTAACATCAGAGTTACCTACTCCTGTACCCGCTGTAACAAGACCTCCCGCCTCATACAGGGCTACTTGGAAAGTGTTTGCTGTAGGTACACTAACTACTACTCCCTTGTTGCTTCCGCTTCCGTTGTTCTGAACAATCATAACCGTCTGTCCTGTACGGATAGCGATAGATGGTGTTCCTAAAGCTCCTGCTGTTGAACCTGCAGGTGCTAAAGCGTCATTCACTTGGAATGTAGGGTTTAGAGTAGCTCCCGCTGCTGCGGTTCCTACCTGAGTGTATTTCGTATGTAATCTTCCTTGCTCTGCCCATTTGATAAGGTCTGAGTTAGAAGGCATCTCTGCACCTACTAATCGTAGGAAAGATGCAATTGTTCTATTACCGTAACGCTCAAATTCTTTCTCATATGTATCAGGAAGATACTGATTCAAAAAGTTGAAGTCGGTAATGTAGTTTGTTGCTGTGGGAATCTGCGTTGCAGATGGCTGCAAATCAAATCCCGGTACTGCTTGTACTGCCATTTTCTTTTTCTTTTAAAATTATTGTTTCTTTATACTTCTTATTTTCAAGCCTTTACCCGAATCAGGGTTGACAGCTCGAATCTGCATCCCTCCCTTTGTTGTCGCCTCGGGTGCTGTACGCTCAGACATCTCTATATTTTTCATCTTGCGTGTAACATCCTCGGTTGCAGAAGCCTTGCCTTGTTCGTAAAAGAACTGAGCAAACTTCTCAGGGTTTGATGCAACTGCTATTGCCTTATGGTATCCTTCAGCATCTGAGATTAAACCATCATCTGTCATGTACTTATTTATAAAGGTCATAACATTTGACTGCTCCTTCTTTAATGCATCTGCGGACTGCGGTGAATATAAGACGGAGTTACCATCAACAGAGAACTCAAAACCTTTGAACTCTCCTCCGAACACCTCGTTGGTTTTTTCAATAAACCAATCTCGTCTACGCTCCCCCTCAACCTTTTGGGTTTCAGCAGATTTTATATATTGCCTATAGCTCTCAAGCTCCTCCGAACTAACTCCCGAGCCCTCACCTCCACTTGACTCAAGTGGCTGCTTGTATTGCTCCTTCATTCCGTTGAAGTAACTCTTCGCTTTTGCAATCGCTTTTTTCTTTGCTAGCTTTATCTTCTTAATATCTGACTCGTCATCTATGTCCTCGTCATAGTCAAACTCGTCAAGCATAATGTCGATGTCGTCATCATCAAGCCCCTCTTCAGTGGCCTTATAATAAGACTCTAGCAAATCGTCAGGGTTCATCTCATCGAAGTCTTGTTGTAATCTAACAAAGTCCTCGAATCCACGACCCGTCTCTTGTTTGTATTTAAGATAGGCTGCGACATCTTCAGGTAATTCCTCTGAAGATTCTCGCTCAGATACCAACTCATCAAAAGAGTTAATCTCCTTGCCATATCTTTTTCCAATATATGAAAGAACGTCCTCCTCACTTAACTCTGAGGATTGAGTTTCTATCTCGCCTTCCGGCTGTGTATCTTCTTGCTCTTGTGTGGTGTCGGCACTCTCAGTGCTTGACTCCACTACTTCATTGTTAGTCTCTCCCGATTCATCGTTTAACGACTCTTCGTGTTTCTCAAGAAGCTCTTTCTCTACTTCTTGTGTTGATTTACTCTCAGGAGTACCAACTGCTGTTACTTTAATTTCCATTTAATTTGATTTTTACAAAGTTAGTTATTTTTTTCGAGCGATTTAACGGGGTTCAAACTCAGCTAAATCAAATCCATCTAAGCTATCCTCATTAGATTCAAACTTCTGTGGAGGTAGATTATTCTTTCTTTGATTTATTAGCTGCGACTGCTCCGTATTCTGCTGACTAATTCTATCAGACTTCGCTTTCTCTCTCTCAGTCTCTCTAGTCTGTAGAGCATTCTCCGATACATCACGAAGATTCATACTGTATTGGAACTCTTCAGCCATTAGCTGTCTCTTAAGCTCTGCCTCGTTCTTCATCTTCTCAATCTCGAAAGCAATCTCAGCCTGCTTAATCTGCATCTTAGACTGTGTCTCTGCCTGTATCTTCTGCATAGCTGCCTCTGCTGCCATCTGCTGTGACTGCAACTGAGCCTGCTGCTGCATAGCCTGCTGCTGCATCTGCATCTCACTCTCTCTCTGCTGAAGAGCTTTACGCTTCATCTTCAAGAACTGATTAGCTAGCTTAATGTTTCTTATCTCTCTAATATCAATAGCATCCTCAAGGTTGATATCATTCTTAGATAGTGCCATCTGAATATTCTGCTCTAGCTGAGCTTTCTCCTCTTCGTCAGGACTAACCTCGATGAATATACCAAAGTCGTATAGATATAAATCACCTATCTCTCCAAGTATACTTACATTATATTTACCTATCTGATTGATAAACTCCTCTTTGAAGTCAGAGTATTCAAGTATATCGGCAATACGATATGTTAAAGACTCTGCAAGACTTCTATATATATAGAGGCTACCATCAAGTATATGTCTTGTTGCGGTGTTAGAGTTTAGTGCCGCTAGCTTCTGTAAACCAACCAATGAGTTAGGGTCAGGTGTAGAACCGTCACGGGCCTCGTTTAATCCTGTCACCGCACGTATCATATCTAGATAGTGGTTGTAGTTGTATATCAGCATCTGAGCCTTACTCGCTCCTGATGATGACTGAAGCTCCTTGATAGGAACCTTTCCTTGATTGTATTCTCCATCCTGAGTGTAGCTTCTACCAATCACACTACCTGTTTGGAAGTATAGTCTTAATGCATCCTCCGGATTATAGGCACTGCCTGTACCAAGGTCTACCTCATTCAATCCATCTGCATCTATATATACACCGTCAGGTACAACTCTTGATATCACCTGCTGTAGCTTAAGGTGTGTCATCTGAATTAAATCAGCAAAAGGAATCATCCTTCTAACCAATGACTCAATAACTCCCTTATACATTCGTGGTGCTACTGCGACATAGTTTGGTAGAGCGTGCTGACTTGCAGACTTTGGTCTTACCATATTCTTTGCAAGCTCCCACTTAAGGATAATGTTTGTACCCATAACCATAACGCCATCGTACCAAACATCAATAGTCTTCTCAATCTTCTCGAATCTACCCTCCTCCATCATCTCTACAGGTGGATTGAATTGGTCATCCTTCTCAATAACTTTAGAACCACCACCCTCAAGAATCTTTTTCTTATAGACCATCTTCTTTGTGGTCTTATAATTAAAGTACATCAATGTACAGGTATCTCTATAGAAGATATCATTCTCATAATACTGAGCTGTATTATAATAATCATACCAACTCTGACTGTATTTAGATATCTCCTCTAAATCCTCCCTTGTTAATGTAGGGTCTATCTTTAATAACTCCGTGATAGGAACTGTCTTTATCTCTCCCCAATAGAAGCAGTCCTTAAAGTGAGGGTCCTCTGTATAGCTGTAGACCACATTCGCAGGGTCTACATAAGAAACCTTTACACCGGAGCCTTGAAGGAACTCGGTCTTAGACATACTGACACCCAATACCGTTAGGTCATAGTCTAGTCTCTTTCTAATATCTTGATAGTGATTCTCTGAGAATATGGTATCAATAGCCTCCTCCTCTGCTATCTCGATAGCAGGCTTATAGTTAAGGTTCATATATAATGCTAGCTCCTCATCATTCTCAGGAAGCTCAGCAGGATTCATAGCGAATGGGTCAACACCCGACTTCTCTTGTATAGTAAGAAGAACATCCTTAGCCGCCATCTGACCCTCTATGATATCTTGGTACTTGCTTCTTTTAGATTGAGACAATGCATCCTCTGAGTACGCCTTAACTCTAAATAGTCTGTCAGACATTCCGTTTACAACGATGTCTACAAACTTAGGTAATATAGGAACAGGTGTCCAATCTAAATTAAGATATGACAGGTCTCCATCAATCGCTAGCTCGTTTTTATATTTGGCAATGGACTGCTCCCCCCTTGCGTATAATCTGAGTCTATGAAAATCTCTCCACTGACTATAGTATCTGCAAGAGTTGCCGTCCTTTCTAAACCATTCATACTGAATGGCTTGACCAATCTGTAATCCAAACTCGTCTGTCGCTTTCTCTGCATCAGACACAAATTGACTTGGGAATCCTACAGATGAAATGTTTATCTTTACATCCTTCATCTTCTAATTAATTCACTTGTTGTTCCTTTATTACTATACCTTGCAAAGTTAATACTTATTTTCGACTCTTTTTTCTCAGGGATATACGAGTTCTTCTGAGTCGCCATTATTGCAAGTCCTGAGCTTATTGTTGCATCGTACCTAGTTCTATTACTAATATCAAACTTAGCCCAATCCTCAAGCGTTCTAGTAAACATCATAGACCCAATATCGTCCATGTCTCTATACGCCCCGCTCAGGTCTATACCTACATACTTCTCGATATAAGATTCAACTGCGGAGGCGTGAGACTGCTTTACATCCTCACTTGAGTTAGGTATACCTCCGAGCTCCTTCTCTGTCTTAGAGAGCTTGTTATAGTGCTTATCGGGCCTGTTAATACTAAAGCCCCTGTATCCTCTATTCTTAAAATGATAAAGTAACCTAGGCTTATTGTTCTCTACAAGTATCGGCATACCATAGAATACGCAGGCCATTAGTACCTCCTCGAAAAATATCTCTGCTGTCTGTGGTCTAGCCACGTACTCTAAGAAGAACTCATTAGATGGTGCGTCATCCATATTAAACTTTGTTAATCCATGTAATGCCCCATTAGAGCCACCCCCACCTACAGTTCCTGATATGTCATATGAGTCACAGCCGAAAGCACCGATGTGCTCATTGGCAGGATATTTGATTCCTCTCTTCTCTATAACACCATTCTGCAATCCCTTCTTGGGCGTCCAACTAACAAGGAACCTACCTCTCTTGTCAGGACTCCATATCACTGTGCTGTCTTTTATTCCGTCCTTCCAATGAAAGCTGCCACGAGTCAGGTGATGCTCCCTTATTAAGGAGTCGTTATAATCTATCTGCTGATATATCTTTGTAAGATTAAATAGAGACTGCTTGCTCTCATCCCTAAATGCGTGAGACTCTGTCCTTGGAAACTGACGATAGAACTCATTGAGTGCGTCAGGGTCATTCTTTAATGACTCAACCTCAGCCTGCCAATAGTCGATAGCTCCATTATCAATCATCTCACCGTCTACACCAAGTACAGGCTTAGATGGTTTTCTTAATACAGGCATACCATATCTATCTATGAACCCTTCCATATTCCATTCCATAGGAATGAATAGGTTGTATAGCCCACTCTTGGTCTGTCCGTTTGCGTTTCTTTTTGTTGGGTGAGAGTCGTTGTATAGTTTCTTAAACTCTTCCCCACCCTTGTTTAATGCATTTGATGTTGAGCCCATCATACACTTACCAATAATCTTACTACCTAATCTTAGGCAGGTCTTGGTTACACGCCAATTGTTTAATATGTTATTAGGCTTCAGCCACTTACCACTCTCGTCATGTACTAATAGTAATAGTTTCTCACCGTCATATGAGTTGTCGTCTGTGTTCTTCCAATCTATTGTGGTATCAAGTCCGTCCATCCCTGTATCATCAATGGTCGACATATTCTTCTTTGTAATCTTAGATGCAGGAATCCTAAATGCTAGCTCCGTCTTTGGTTTATCCATACCATCCTGTATCGGTTTAAAAAAGAATGGTAGCCTCTGTGATATAGGAACAACCTTATCGGTAAACATCTTCTTGGCATCACTACCCGTCTTTGATAGTATACCTACACGGGAGTCTCTTGCTAGTGTACCTGTATTAACACACTCAGATGAGCTCATAAATGAGAATCCTGAACGTCTAATCTTTAGATAGTCTAAGCCAAAGCAACGCTTGTCAGCCTTGCAGGCTTCCCAATATAAGTATAGTATCCGGTTAGCCTCTCTAAAGTCAGGATATCCCACATCAATATTGGTCCACTGTAGATACATATAGTGAGCTCCTGTGATATAGGTAGGTATATTATTGTTTATAAACCAATGCCCCTCCTCTCTTCTATCAAACTCTTCTTCTATGTAATCAACCCACTTGCTTTTAAACTCAGATGGCATCTCATTCCATTGAAAGATTGACTGAATCCTTGCTAGTGACTCAGGTATATCCTCTCTCTCCCAATAGTTTTTTCCTTTTGATATTTTCTCAGGCGGCTTGGGTAAAGCAATACGAAGTCCGTTTATACTAACAACCGTATCAATCTCTCCTGACTTAGATATTACTACTACGTCATACTTATCATTATACCCATACGTCCAACTGCGTACACGGTTCTTGTTCTTAACAACCTTTGATGGTATGTAATCTTTTAGAACACTGAATAAGTTATTTTGACCTTCGTTCTGCAAATCCTTGTTTAGTATCTATCTTTGTCTCTCCTCTCTCTGAGACATCTATGTTTCTTTTCTCGCCCTCTATCTTTGAGAGTATCTCGAATGCATCAAATATAGCTAACTTTTTTGTAGCAGCAGCATTCTTTAATCTATCTGCGGCTAGCTCATCGTCAGGGTCAGGCTTAATAATATCTTCCTTAGCAACCTTTATCAACTGCTCAACAGCTTTCATTCCTGCGTTTATAATCTGAAGTTTAATATCCTTTGTCTCCATTATAGCTTTATTGTTATCTGATGGTCATACATCCTGTATAGCTTTTCTCCGTCAACATTAAACTCATACTCACTGTCAGGTTTAAAACAAACCCTATCACCTTTCCTTATGCCTTTAGATGCAAGGTACTCATTTGGATACATCATCTCACCCATCAGTGGCTC